ACTCAAAAGCTGCTTGGCATAAGGTGCAATCACAATCATAAGTACAGCTTTCGATATGCAGACTCAAGGCTTGCCTTCCACTTCCAACGATCCATCTTGGCATAAATGTTAAACATATCAATGTCACCAAACAATGACCTTGCTTCAGCGATGGATCGGCAGGGAACAATCTCGGGATAGCAACCAAACACCACAGGATTTTTGATGTCTGGCAGCACATGCTTAAACACAATATGATCGCCCATCCCATTATCCAGCACAACCACCGTCTTGTCTTTATGGGCCATGGTATTGACGAAAATCTGCTCGTCATGCGCAAACATCTCATCTTTGGCATCCATCCTGATGCCCCCTAATGGCGCCTTCAAATGCCATGTCACGGCATCAGGAACAATCAGCAACTTATAGCCCTTTTGCTTGATGCCCCAAGTAAAAAGGGTCTCCTCACGGTGGGCAACCCTTGATAAGCCTAAGTTGTAGTCATACACGCCTGCACGATACAAAAAGCTACAGTGCAAATGATCAACTTCCTTCTTAGCCTTGATGCGCTGCCACTGCGGGTTAGGCTCATGATTGATCATCTCAATCTTGCCCGTGGGATTGGCATCTTCCCAAAAGTTGGGCGGTGTAAGCACTGAGCCACCAACCGCACCAACATCAGGTGCAATGTGAGCAAGTAAGTTTTCAAGCACTTGAGGCTCAGGCAATGCGTCATCATCCACACGCCATACCCAGTCAAACCCCATCCAATTAGCTTTTTGGTGGTTGTGATGCTGACCCTTCTTCTCGGCAAATACCCACTCCCAGGCAATCTCTTTGGCTTGCATCATCCAAAAGAAATTGCAAAACATACGGTCCTGGCGCAAGTCTTCTTGCTGGTCGTTGTCATCAAAAATGACAATTTTGTCAGGCTTGCGGGTTTGGTTGATCACAGCCTGCAAGGCCATGGGTAGCGTTGTGCGTGACCTTCCTCGCGTTGAAATAGAGCACAGGATGCTAGGCATGCCAGCGCCCAATGAGTAAGTTCAACTGATTGCGATCATCAATAGGCCTGACCGTCTCTGAAATGTTTCCTTCCTGATCAATGTAGTTAAACTCAAAGCCAGGAAAGTGCGATTCATTCAAACCGTGAAGCTTATGATGCGGACCCCAAAAGCCTGGCGGCTCATTCATGGGCACCGTAAAGAGCAGCGTCTTGCAATGGTTTTTGAGTTTTTGCAGGACCTCAAGACCATTATCAATATGCTCAATGACTTCAAAAGCAATCACTGTGTCGTACTGACCAAGCTCAACTTTGTTGATGTCAGCATGCATAAACTGAGCACTTGAACTCCAGCCTTGCTCGTTGGCCACATCCACGATGATCGGGTCGTAATCAAGCCCTGTGTAGTGAATGCCTTTAGGCATAAACTGCACGCCGTAACCACTTGAGCAACCAATCTCTAAAAGGGTTGCGCCCCTCACATGCTTGGCAGCCCATTGATAGCGCGTAGTCTCCCGCGGGTAAACGGGATCGCCCTTCAAGAAGACTGCACGCTCCCAATGATTGGATAAGCGCCACCGATACCATTCAGGGTTAAAGCGTTTGGCAAGCTTGAGCGAGTTACGCAAAAAGATGTCGTGATAGTTATCCACGAGACTAGGGTCTAGCATCGTCCCCTCACCCTTGTGATAAATTGGGAACGCGCCCGTGTACTGCGTACCATCCCAATGCTTTGGCGAGCATTCAGTAACCTCAAAGCCTGCCTCTTCAGCGCGAATGCAAAACTCGGTGTCCTCACCACCACCCACACCAAAGTCCATGCTGAGTAAACCAATCTGGCTAAATACGCGCCTGCGAATCATCACGCAGAAAAACACAATGAAGTCTCGGCCTGCAGGCTCTGACGGTCCTTTGATCACCCCTGAAATGCCACATTTTGGATTGACAAAAGGGTTGTCAAGCAAGTGCAGCCACTGACTCTTTTCCTGGGGCAGGAGCACCGTATCGTTGTTGAGCAGCACAATTTTGTCAGTGCGTGTAGCCACAATCCCAGCGTTACACGCTCCTGAATAGCCCAAGGGCTGCTCATTCCATACAACCTTGAGATGACTCTCAAACCCGATGCTGGCAAAGTGCTGCGTCAGTTCATCCAGATAGACTTTTGTATTATCCGTACAGCCATTGGCCGATATGACCAACTCAACATCGGTCATGTCGGTGTACTTGAAGATGGACTCTAGGCAGGGCTTGAGCAGGTCCTCACAATGGTTGTAAGTGGGTATAACAATTGAATACTTCATCAGAAGGTCCCACCATCTACGCCACTAGTAATTGCATTGGTGCTGCCATCCACAGCAAGTCCTGCATCTGCAAGCACTGACTGACTGCCACTTGTAGCAGCAGCAAACAGAATATAGCCAGCCGTAGCACTTGCAGTGACTGTCACCGTTGAAGGTGGCGTTCCTGAGAAGCCGCTAATACCTGAAAACCCTGAGATGCCACTGAATCCCGAAATTCCAGAAAAGCCCGAAATTCCTGAAGCGCCGGAAAACCCGCTAATGCCCGAGGCGCCTGAAAACCCACTGATACCTGAGAAGCCTGAGATGCCACTAAACCCTGACGTTCCACTGAACCCGGAGATGCCAGACGCGCCTGAAAAGCCTGATTGCCCACTGAAGCCAGAGATGCCTGAAAACCCACTCGTGCCACTAAAGCCAGAAATACCTGATGCACCTGAGAATCCTGAAAAGCCTGAAAAGCCCGAGGTGCCACTGAACCCCGAATAGCCAGAGATGCCACTAAAGCCAGAGACGCCTGAGAATCCGCTGATCCCAGAAAACCCGCTTATGCCTGAAAAGCCAGATTGGCCGCTGAATCCCGAGATTCCTGAGAAGCCAGAAATGCCTGAGAAGCCTGAGTAGCCGCTGACCCCAGAAAAGCCACTCGTACCCGAGAATCCACTCGCCCCTGAATACCCTGAAATGCCAGAGAACCCTGAAACCCCTGAAATACCGCTAAATCCGCTGATACCACTAAAGCCACTAATACCCGAAAAGCCCGAAATGCCTGAAAAACCAGAGGTGCCTGAGAAGCCGCTCGTGCCTGAAAAGCCTGAAGTACCAGAAAACCCACTCGTGCCCGAATAGCCACTGATGCCAGAAAAGCCTGAGTAGCCTGATTGGCCTGAAAAGCCACTTATTCCCGAGAATCCTGAGATGCCTGAAGCGCCTAATGCATTAGTCCAAACACCTCCGACGACACCTTCAAACCGCGGGTAATCGATGTTGTAACGGATCATGCCGTCTTGTGGCGACGATCTTTCAGCCGTTGTGCCTGCAGGGATCTGAACTGATCCCGTGCCTGGCAGTACAGGATCATCAGCCAATCCAATCGTTGGATTGCCGCCTACACCATCGCCGTTGGCTACATCAATTTCACTGGCCGTGCCTGTCAGCGTTAAAACACCGACGCCGCCTGCAGCGGTGCGTGACAGCAAGCCATTGCCTGAGGTGTTGGCCAGGTTAAGAACAATGCCCGAAAGCAGGATAGTTGGGTTGCCTGCAACCCCATCGCCGTCCGTAACGCTTAAACCCGTTGTTCCAGCCGCGATAGACCGCGCTGTGAGCGTTGTTGAGTTCGTCTTGACCTGAATACCCGTCCCTGCTGCTACGAGGCTTGCAGCGGCCCCAGAAAGGCTTAGAACAAGGGTTGAGCCAGCGCCGTTATCGACGAGCGATAAACCACTGCCTGAAGTTGTTAGTTGGCGCGACTGAGTTAATGAGCCTTCCGATGTAGCGGTGAGAAAACTGTAATTTGTGACAGGCGTTGCGGCAATGTCTGCAACTGTCGTTTGAACCGTAACGCCATCCTGAACAATAGGCACCGCTTCCGTACCTGCTAACGGATTAGCAATTGGAAGCTGGGTAATGGTCTGATTGGGCATGGCTATGGACTAGGTTGGAGGTTTATGCCATCAACATTACCGTCATTTTCAGGTATTTCTGTGTTTTGCTCAGTAGACAAAACAATTTGCTGAACGCCGTTTGACAAGATCGAATTTGGATCAACGGCCACGGAAACATCGGGCCTTGGGAACCGCAGATTAATGCGCTCAGTTTTCCTGGCTGGCAATCTGTACGGGTCCTTTTGATCGGCACATCCTTCATCGCAAACTTGCAGGCCTGGAAAGTTGGGATCAGGCCTCATGACAACGTAGGCACGCTTCATCTTGCAGCGATCACACACCGCAATCGCTACACTTGACAGCCCCTCTGTATTCAAAAAAACTGGCATGGTCAGGATGTGTAAGGCATGATATTGGGCGCGAAGTAGATCGGACTGCGATCACGTTCTTCTTGCTCAACTTCAGTCAGATATTTGGTTGACTGCGCCTCAAGATACTGAACTCGATCCAGTGGTACTTGTGGCAATTCCAAGGATAGCTGGTGACTGAGCATGGCCATGGTGGCCAAATACCATCGCTGAGGGATCTGTAGTTCATCAGTCAAATCGCCCACATCCATGATTTGCTTGGAATACCAAACCACCATTTGAACAAATGGTTCATTAGGAACCGGCCATAAGTAAATTTCAGGCTGCGGTATGGTCCTGTTAAACCAATACTGATAAGGCTGATTGGCTGTGAAGTTCTTGTTGGGCAGATTGGTGTAATCGTCACGATTCAATCGTGACATCTGGATTTCACGCGATTGATTGCCAACATAAAATTCTCTAAGGGCTAACGTCGTTCCACTGTAAGCCCTGATCCGATAATACTGAACGAGTTGGCCAGGATCAATGTCATACCATTGCCATTGATTATCAGTAACAAGCGTATTGCCAACATTCTCTAGCGTATTCCAAGTAATGTTGTCGCTGGAATATTCTAATGTGTAATTCCATGTAGCACTGCCGCCGCCGGCAACATAAGGCAAGACACCAATAGACCCGGCATAAACAGCATTGTCTGTGCCGTAATTGATAGCAATGTTGCCGTTTGCTGCCGTTTGCTGCGTATAAGTATTGATGTTGTTATCAAACGCAAGGCCAACAATACCGCCATCTGATGATGTATAACCGCCACCACTGTTGGGCGTGGGCCTTTGCATGGTGCGATAGAGCACATTCAGGGCGTCATTGGCACCAACGGGCAAGCTGTAAATATATCTTTCGGGTGTAAGGCCAATAACTTCTTTCTTAACTGCCCAATATTGAATGCCAAGATTGATTAGGCTTGAAAGGGTCATGCCCAGCACCTGCCGAGCAGCAACAACTTGCTCGCTTGTTAGTTCTTCAGCAAGCTTGCCACACCGTCTTGCAGCGTGATCGATAAGTGTCTGGACGTTAAAAACCTGACCGTAAGTATCTGAATAGGCCATCTCACCACCCTGGGCAGTTCCAACGCTTCATGGAAGCCCTAGCCCTCGAGCCAGGCTCTGATTTGCGTGCAACAGGACCCATACGCGCACAGAATGAATCACGCCTTGGTCCTCCTTGGGGCTGCGGAGCCTTCAGGTTTGATCCTGTTTCTCGGTTGTACTTTGCCCGGCCTTTGGCGGTAAGACCCGCTCCTTGATCTGCCGGAAGTTTTTCACCACGGCCAATCGCCAGGCTCGGACCACCGTTTTTAAGCTGTTCAGGAAGCTTTGCATACGATTTCCCTTTCACATTGGACTGCGTGTACTCTGCAGCCACATCGGGGCTAATGCCAACCTTCTTGGCAAACTTGGGATTGTTCTCAGCCGCTTTCATCAGCCGGAACTGCGCTTTAGTCTTGGCAGGCATTTAAGCTATCTGCCCCATGGTAACAATCAACGAAGGGATGGCCGGGTACGCAGGCGTCACACTTGATGGCAGCGCCTCAAGCGTTACATCCGTTGATTCAGGCAGCCAAAACAACTGCACATAGTTAGTGGCGTTCAAATCTAAGTAAAAGTTCCAGGCGGCCACCGCAAAACCAAAGATGCCTGCATTCTTACGCGCCGGCACCGTAACTTGCGTCGATGAGTTGGCAAGATCTGAACCGTTGACCTTTATCCAAATCGTGACAATGTGCTGCTCGTTAGCGACATTCTTGAACTGGGCGCTGAACTGAAAGTTATAAATGCCGTCATTGGGCACCGTAAAACGGCTATTGCTAACCAGGGTAATGCCATCGGCAATATCCGTAGTGTTGCAAGTCATGGCCGTGCCAGCGGTGGTGCTTCCCGTCTGATCTAGGGTGCTGCTAAAGCCGCCATAAGCTGCGCCAAACGCACGCAAATCACCGATGGTTGATTGCACATTCGCGCCACTTTGCACTAACGGCACAAGCTCTGCGCCCGTCAGCGTTGCGGCTGCTGGCATTGCGCTAATTTTCTGGTCGGCCATTACGATTGCTCCAAAACAATTTTGCTGTCGTCTTCTTGCAGCACATACCCTGGCGTTGTCTCATCCAGGATGTAAAACGTGGTTGGCGGGAGGGCGCCGTAAGTATCAACTACACCATCATCGCCAACATCAAGGCCGTAGTCAGTACCTCCGATGACATTCTGGGCGCCAACACCTAATGCAAAGCCATCCGAGGTATTGGCTTGGTTGGCAACGCTTGAGTAGCCAACAGGTGCCATCAAATACCTGCTTGAATGAGTTTAAGCGTTGCAGTGCCAGAGCCTGAGTTAACAAGCAACTTGATGGCTGTTACAGGGAATGCGTAGTTGCCATCAGCAGCCGCCACTTGGCCAGCTACCGTGGGATGACTAAACCAAGTGGAGATCGTGCCACTGGGATCGTCAAATGAGTGCTGGACGGTGTAATTGACCGTGCCTGATACCGTGACACCAAAGCCCACATTGAACGGGCTGATGTTGGTATTCATGACCACGGTGCTGCTTGAGCCTACTCCGGTTTTGGATACGGTCACTACCTTCATGATTGTCCTTCAATGTGATGCAGGGGCCGAAGCCCCTACTATCTAGCACGCGCCGCCTGCTCGCTTCTTTGCTGGTGGTGGCGATACTGTCACAGACTTCTCTGTTTCAGTCACAGCACCTTGCCCTCGGAACTTATCCCGAAGCTTGCTACCAAGCTCTTTGAATATGCTCACTGGGTTAAGTGCCTCCTCAAGATCGCGACTAGCCTTGGCTGCTGTAGCCTCTGGATCTTTTACAGGCTTGACCGTCTTATTCATCAGGTCGCGCTCGTAATTGCTCACAGGGCCAGCAGCAGCACCGCCGGCGTTGTACTTGACCTTGCCACCACGCTTGAATGTGCCCGATTGGCGATCATTGGACACAGCCGCGGATGCAGGCTTTTTGGGATAGGCTACAGGCCGGCCTGAATCAACAAGACCCCCCGTAGCGTAACCCTTTTTTGGGGCACCACCTTTCTTGTAGCCGCCGGCATTACCTAAGCGAACTTCGCCAGTCTTAGTACCAGTAACACCAGGGGGCGTTGTTGAAACATTGCCTTCAACACCACCGCCCTTGGCATAAGCCCTGCCACCATGCTTGTAGCCACCAGGTTTACCCATTACCACTTCGCCCGTCTTTTTAGGCGTGTGATGCTCACCTTCAGCCGTGTCCATCTTGGTGCTTACATAGCCCTTAGCGCCACGCTCCGATTCAGCTACAGGCAGAATGCCACTCTTGGGCACTGCTCCACCCTTTTTGAATCCACCTTGGCCCATGACCACACCGCCGGTTTTAAGGCCTTTGTGAGCCTTGGATGCAGGCATAGAAGCATGCTTTTTAAGCTTAGCCTCAGTACCCATCATCTTTTTCATTTCGGCTGCATGTTCAGCTTTGGTTTCGCCGCCCTCTTTCATCATCGGACGATTCATCATGGCTGCACGGCGAGCGGCCATCGATGGGCGCTTAGGTGCCATTGCTGGCATCATGCCACCTCGAGTGCCGGGTGCTGGTGCCGATGATAAGCCGCTCATAACGCCGCCGTTCATCATCTTGGGCATCTTCTTCATGCCCTTCACCATGCCGCCCTTTTTGAGCTTCAGTTCAACTGAAGGCTCAGTGGTCATCATTTTGACCATCGGCTTAAACTGACCCATTTCTGTTCCTTTCAGATCCGACCCCGAAGGGCCGGAGTCTCATTAGGCTGACGGGTTAACAGCAAGGCCGCCAGCGCTGTTACTTGGAGCAGGCATATCAATGTATGTCTGAGCCACAGCGTTAGCAGTACCAAGGCCGGTATAACCTGCCGTGATGCAGTCCTTCAGAACAACCATGCCACCAGCCGAAGCAGGCAACGAGATTAGATCTGTTAGTGCCGTGCCAGTCGAAGCCACAGCATTTAAGAAGGAGCAGCCATCAAACAGTTGGAAGCGGTCAATTGCGCTTGCAGCAGCGGCATAAATTGCCGCACCGCCTGCACCGCCAGCACTTGCCCAGGAGGGGAACACGCAGTCTTTGAAGATATTGCGTGTCGTACCACCTGAGAGTTCCAGGGTGTAGTTAGCAGCCGAGCGCTGAACCGTGTCGCCACCAAAGGTGCAGTTGATAAAGGTGCGCTCACCACCGCCCGAAAGCTTGATGGAGCGAGCACCCGTACCGCCAGCAGACGCTGCATCAGCCATGCCATAAATATCGACATTGCTGTATGCGTTACGCGAGCCGCTATCAGTCCATGCCACCATGCTCGCGCCACCTGTGCTAAAGCCACAGAAGACTGAGAAGTTGGCAAAGTAGCAGCCACTTGCGGTGACGTTTACAAACTGCGTTGAGCTACCAAAGGTGGTAACCGTGTAGGTGCCACTGGGCGGTGCAATACGAGCACGCTGAGCGATTTGTGTGGGAGCACACACACCGATCAAGTGAGTCGCATCTTTGTTCCAGGTAAGCACACCACTGGTTGCAGCAGAATTAACCTCTTGCGCCAGAGCCGTTGACAGACGAGCCGATCCACTGGCAGCGCCGTTACCGATCAGCACAACAACATCATTGTTGCCGGCGGTACATTTGGCTAAAGCACCGTAAAGGGTTTTGAGGGGAAGTTCCACGCTGCCTTCGTTGCCATCAGCGCCGTTAACCGGGTCTACAAAATAGTAGTTACCAGTAAACGGCAAGCCGCCGATGGTTCCGAGCACAGGAACTCCGAAACTTGTAATCCCGTTGGGGAAGTTAGTCAGAGCCATTTAAATCTCCTGTAAGCGGGATTGCTCCCGCTGCTCGGTTTAGACGCCAGGCGTACCATACATGGCACGAGGATCAGTGAAGCCAACGTCATAACGCTCAGTTGCCTTGTAGCGCATGGTGTCGGTTTCAAAGTCACCTTCCATGGTCTTCTCAAGGCGACGACGCATCATGAGCTTCATGCCCTCAGGCGCATCGGTCTGGACCCACCATGCAGTTGCTGAAGTCAAACGTGACAAGACAGCAGCACCCTCATCAAGAAGTCCGATGGACTTGATGGGGTTGATGTCGTTGTTTGCCTGACCGGCACGCAAGACGGACTTCAACAGCACTTCTGCCTGGAAGATATTGCCAGGAGCAACGACAAGCTGTCGTGGCACGAGGCGAATCTTTTTCCCGTTGTTGTCTACTGCCTGACGGATCTGGATGAGCATTTGCTCAAGCGATGTCTGGCTGAGAACAGCAGCGGTGGTCAGCAGGTTGCTGAAAGTGCCATTCACGATGGGGTGCGAAGCACTGTTAAGTGCCACACCGTCGCCACCAGCATACTGACCGCCCGTGAAGGCGTTGTTCAGGATGTTGGCGCACAGGGTTTCCTTGGTTTCAATCAAGGACTGTGCCAAGTGACGGGCATAGACCTGACCGATACGGATATGGTCGCCATCTTCAACAAGCACTTTGGTCAGTGCGAAGGCCAGGCCATACACACTGTAAACGTAACGCTTGAGGAAGAGCACGCCACCTTGCTGATAGGTCACCGGGGTGCCATCAGGAAGCTGAGGTGCTGCGCCAAAGCCGTAAAGGACCGGCTCTTCATGGTAGTTGCGTGGAATGCCTTGTTGCTCGCGGAAAACACGCGACCACTCGTCGGCACGCTGATCATAGACGCCATCGAAGCACTCGTTGAGGATAGGCTCAACAATGCTCCGAAAGTCCGTACTGCGCATTGGGGCTGCCATTTGTTAGCCCTCCTTACAGAATCGTGGCCGGGTACTGGATAGCTGCACCAGTGCCAATGCCAAGGAGTTGAGACTCAACGATTTGTACACGCACAATGGTGTATGCATCGCCCCAATTGTTGCCTGGATAAGGGGCAACATCAATCACACGCAACTGTGCGCTGTTGTACTGCGTAGCAGGCGATGTAGACATCGTGCAAGCAGACAAGCCAGTAGTCGAAGAACCATTATCGTTGTTGCTGATATCGAATTCTTGACCAAGCGAAGTTTGCGCAATCGAACCCGCTGCCTGAATTTCATAGACGATTTGCGGATCGGTCCAAACGTAGGCGATCAGCGAACCTTCTTGATAGGCAGTGTTGGCAGGGTAGTAGTTGGAAACACGACGACGGCCCGTTACATCGGTCCACTCAACGCCATCGAAGACGCCATAAATAGCGCCGCCAGTAGCGGTTTTGATGAGTTTGCCCGTGTTAGGGTCCAGTGAAACGGCTTGGCCTTTGAAGACGTTAGAGGCATAGCCGCTCGCATAGTCGAACACGTTTGCGAGTGCGACAGCACGGTCCAACCCACTGGGGTGGAACACAGGCCGCAAACCAAACGGAGCACTTGTAGCAGACATAGTCTTACTCCGAGTTAGCCCTCGAATACCGGGGGCTTGTTAAAGGATGGTTTATCGATGCTGTCGATCCCCTGACCTTCCGTCTGCAAAAGTGTCCTGCCTTGACTGTCTCGTGCGCCTTGAAGATTGTCTAACTGCACTTTGATCTTCTCAGCCTCTTCACGAGGTTTCTCGTAATGCAAGCGTGTCATTACCTTCTGGTACACATCCATTGGTAATTTAAACAGCAGCATTTCGTTGCAGGAAATATGCCCAACATGCTCACCTGCCTTGACCCGATAGTTCTCAAACCCTGGTAACTCATCAGCTAACACTGGAACGTACCCAAGTCGGATTCTCTTATCAATGGTGTCGTAACTGTTGGTTGTGGAAAGCCAGCAAAGATGCCAACCCGGTATATCCGGGACTTTCGGCAGCGCCGATTGTGTCCACTCATCACTCCACATTTTGTCAATGTCCTGTGCTGAGAGGAACTGCTCCTGCACGGCTTGGCGCACTACGTCTTCGCTTGCGCGTGACTCGCGGCCACCGGCAGTGAGGGATTTCTTTAAGCGTGATTCCATGTCTTACTCCTAGGCTCGTTTCTGTTGCTGTTGTTTCGCATACTGGGCAATGATCCGATTTCTTGCTTTCTCGTCATCCCACAAACCAGCGTCTTTGATAGCTTTAACCTGCTCGGGTTCAAGCATGAAGACTTGGCGACCACCTGCTGCCGCCGCTGATTCGCGACCAGTATTTGATTGCATATATCGGGGCCTATTTTTAGACGCAGAACCTCCTTCTGCTTGATTGTATCGGTTGGGTAGGTGTTGACGCAAGCGTCTATCTAACTCTTGCCAATACTGCTCCTCGGCAGGGTCCCAGCCCTGGCGCACCATGTCCTCATCAATCTCTTTGGTGAGGCGACTATCAAGGTCTCCCATGTTGGGATCAAACCATGGATTGCGCTGCTGCCAACGCTGAGCGAAGTTGGCAATCTTAGGATTTGGAAGACTTTGTTGTGTGCGCGGCTGTGCGGCAACCTTCTTCAGATTTTGTAACGCTTCAAGCTTTTGCCGGGCGTCGTACCACATCTCCTGAGCTTTGGTGAAGCCATCACCGTCTTGCTCAGTTGTGGCTTGTGACATCTTGATCTTGGCATACTCTAGGCTGGTAGCCGCCTGTCGTATGGCCTCGTCCATTTGAGCCAGTTCGCCGGCATGGGTCTTGCGCTCAATGACTGCCAGGCGCTGCAGCAACTCTTCGTTCTGACGTTGCAGCATGGACAGGCGGTGATCTTTTTCGATCTGATGCTGCTTGGCTGACTCACGCTTAGCCCGACGCCGAGCACGCTTGGCAGCACGAATCGCATCCGTATCGTCTTGATGATCGGCATCATCGTCACTCGCATCGGGTTGAGCATTATCTTGCGCCTGATAACTTTCTTGCTGCGGTGCATCATTATCATCATCTTGAGGCTCAGCATCACCGGGCATCTCAACGACAACCGAGCCATCAGGTTCTTCCTTGATGGCAAGGACTTCATCTTCTTTGTTCTCGGTACTCATAAGAACGCCCTCGTCTCTAATGGGTTGCCCGTGATCTTGGCAATCACTTCATGGTCATTGATGATCATGAAAAGTGCCGGATCTTCGTTATAGTCCTCGCCGGGCACTTTGACTTCCCAGCGATCACCGCCCCACTTAGGTACGCGGATAAAGTCACCGATCTTGCACCAGGCACCTTCTGGCCATGGTTCCATCGAATCACGCTTGCAAAATGCAAGTGCGCCCATGTCGATTACTTTTCCGATTTGGGTGTTCCACTTCTCTGTTTCTTTGGTCTCTTCGACCAGCACAATGCCTGCTTTGGTGGTTTTTTTCTTGGAGCGACGGATCTGTACCATCACACGGCCACCAAGAGGTTTCGCACCAGGATCTACGCTTGGAAATGCCCAAGCCATCTCAGCGTCGTCAGACGCTACTGGTTCATTCATCTTCATCATCTTCTCGCATTAAATCGTCAATAATGTCTAGTGCCCTCTTCAGGCCTAGATGTTCCCCAACCATGCGCTGATAGGCGTCCCATGACGCAGCATGTCCTGCTGCTAGGGCAAGGCTTATTTCAGCCTGACGCGATTTCAAAGCGCCGATGAGGTCCGATATGGTTCTCACTTTTTCTTATTTAGATTCGATAAGCCTCCTTTGTTTTGATTAGCAGGTTTTGGTGCGCTGCCTTTGGATTGCAAGCTCGTGCCATCAAGGGCTGCGCCCATGGCAATACGCTTGTGATAAGGCACAGCTTCCAGGTCTTTGAGGTTATTGGATGGTTGGGCCACGGAGACCTCCTAAGTTGCGTTGTGCTTCGTTCTGAAGCCGGATAGCAGTCTCATACTGCTCTGCCTGCAAGCGCTCATCCTGTTGGGTGAGTCGCGCAGTTTCGATGCGCTCTTTGGTGAGGTTATCTGTAGCGTTAAGCGCCACATCCAACTGATCACGCTCAGCAGCGCGTTGTTGTTCTGACTGCAGGCGAGCCATTTCCAGTTGGGCCTTTTGCTGCATGTCCTGACCTTTGAGTTGCATCTCAGCCTGATCACGCTGTGCGCGACGCTGCGTTTCAGCCATGGAAGTTTCACGCAGGACCATGGCTTCAGGCGGCAATTGCGGCTGAGGCGTAAGTTGCTGCATGGCTTGCAGTAGCTGCTGAATGAGCGGCAGAATCTGCTGGAAGGCTTGCGTGCTGTCATCTTTCACATGCTGCGACACAATGGCCAAGGTCTTATCAATCTCGGCTGTCATGCGCTGGTTCTGGTACTCCTCTTCATCCATAGGCTTACCACGCAACTTATGCAGGTAGCCTTGGCTGCGGTTCAAGTACCACAAGACCATGTGCTGCTTGATGTGCTCGAGCGCCCGCGGCAGGTAAATCGATGCCATGATGGGATTGCCACCAAACGCAGGGTTAAGCGCAAAGTCTAAGTGCGACTGGATGTGCGCCAGATGGTCCTGGTGCATGTAAGCGTAGCCATTTTGGCCAAGTGACATGGCCACATTCTCATCCACTGCGGAAAGCTCATTAGGTGACGGCGTGTTCTTGAGCAATTCGTTGTAACCAGGGATTTTTAGCTGCTTTAAAAGCCTTTCTTCGACGGCGCGTCGGTCATAGAGGTCTGGCGCTTTATCCGCACGGGCCAGTACCGCCTGAATCTGGGCCATGCGCTGGGTTTCGCTGAAAATATGCGGATCAGATACTGGTACAACGTCGCCATTAAGTTCAAAGTCAGAAGATTCAATCTCAAGATCGGCCACCACCTCGCCACGGCGCATATCTTTGAGATACCAGCGGTTTAGACGCCCCAAAACACGCAGCAAACGGGCTTGCGACGAGTGCAAACGGCTGTGAATAGCAGAAAAGACGGCTGCGCCTTGCTCAATCAAGGCTTGTGTGGTGCCTACAGGGGCCTGTGCGGTCACATCAGCGATCTTTTCCTCGGCGGTGGTCACTACCCCCTTGGTTGCCTTATCAAGCCAGCCTAGAAGCTCGTAAAGCACCGCTGACGGCGGGTTAAACGGCATGGGCATGGCTAGTTTTTTGATGTCATCTACCCCTGGCGCAGCTTCAATCTCAACAACCTGCGTAATATCGACTTGCTGAGACTGCCCTGAGACCTTGGCGCTCTTAAACTTTAGTAGTGCCGGGGCATTATTGATGTGCGCCGAGTCTAAAAGTGCTCGTAAGGTGCCTGTAAGGGCAGCAGACAGGCCACCAATCAGGTGGGGCATGCCGATAGCATAAGCACCGCGCCACGGGATAAATTTATATTCGATAACCCAGTCAAGCTTTGACATGGTTTCATCGCCGTCTTCCCAGTTTCGGTACAAACCAACCACTTCCGTGTCCAGTTTGTCGATCATCAGGATGTATGGGGCCATTTCACCGTTGGCTACACCGTCTTCTTCGACCTCGAGGTAGGTGTAAGTATGGAAAACAGTTCTTAAACCGTCGTCATTCTCGTCATACTTGCGGCCTTCAATCTTGTTGTTGGCTTTTTCTGCCCGTGTTTCATCCGGCTCCATGGTGGCGCGGATCAAATCCACCTCTTTGTACATGCCTGAGTCCACACGAGACTTAAATTCAAACTCGGTAAGCTCGTGAATCTCTGTCGCACGCTGGGCGGTGTAGAAATTTGACGCGGCAAATGGGATCAAAACCTTGTCAATGGGCAAAAACTCGGCGCAGGGACGCAGCTTTTTCTCATCCCAGTACAGTTTGAGGTACTGCGAGCCGCCAAGTGGCAGTTGCGTGAGCAATTGCTCTTGCTCGTCTTTAAACTCTTCGATCTGCTCAGTCAGTTGCCAGTTCATCCAGTCGCGTTTGCGCTCGGCACGCTCTGTTTTTTCTTTGTCAACCTTGCCTAAGATCTTGGTTTTGACTGGGCCATCAGGCGGGAAAAGCTCCTTGATCGCACGGCTTGCAAAATCCACGCAGGCTTCAGCCATGGCCGGGTGAACAACCTTACTTGCACCCATGAAAGTTGCACCACCAGGGGCGTCTTTGCCCATGCCTGTGCGCTTTAAACCCTCTTCGTACTGCTTATCGCGGTCTTCCCTGGCTTGTTTGTCCTTATCGATCAGCCCGATGTAACGCAAAGCCAAGGCTTGCAGCTTGACGGTGTCGATTTTGAGCGCCAGGTTTTCATAAAAGTCAGGCGATTCTTCTGGACCTTTGAGGTTATCCATCGTGACGCGCACGCGGCCATCAGGCAACTCTTCGAGTTCTGCTTGATCAGCAGGAATCTCAACCTCTAGTCCCTCTTCCATGTCCTCTTCATCTTCCATCGGGTCGATGTACCGGCCATAGTTTTGTTCGATTGGCATCTCAGGCATAACGCTTTCCTTGTTGTAATGCACTTAAACCACTGACTTTGCCGCCCTCTTTCTTCTCAGTGCGGTAGTCAGGTAAGGCTGGGCGCTTTTTGCTTTCAAAAAATGGCATCAACTGACCCTGGCCCGTGCCGATCATGTCAAGCACATAGTTGCGCACCACACGAGGCGTCGGATTAATGCCTTGGCCGTGTAGTGTATAAGCTACTTGCTTTTCAAGCAGGTCCAGTGCGTCCCCGCGTGGCGATGCAAGGCCGGTCAGTTCACCGCCGCCAAACCAGCGGCCAGCTTGAGCCATGCCAGCAGGCAAACCTAGCTCTTCAGCCATGGTAAGCATGTAGTTTTCTGCAGGTCCGTATTCAGTGCGGCCAAAGCCGCCTTGCTCACTGAAGTAGGGATGATACTGACTGCCCTGCGTTTGGCCTGAAGCTTCATGCACATCAAGCACATAAGACTTACCAAAGTCACCAGCCTTTTGCGTGCCGTAGGTTGGGATCTTGTAAGAGCCTGCTGTGCCACTTTTAGCCAAGTCACGCAAGTTTAGACCGCCCTCAAGCACTTCTTTAGCGCCTTGGTAATGACCCTTGAACAAAGGCAGGCCAACGCCATACTTTTCTGCAAACAGTGCTTTCTCACGCAGCACATTTTCTTCAGTGATGGGTATGCCACGGGCATGCATGTCACGCAGGAATTGGCCACCAGCCATTTCATTTAAGATCGTATTACGGGCTGAGACAGGCGCGATGCTGTAAATAAACTCGTTGAACTTTTCTTCAGGTATGCCGCGCTCAAGTGCTGCCAGCTTGACGGGATAAAGCGATGCGTAAAAGCTTTCGCCACCTAGCGGCAAGCCACGCTTAATCATGCCTTGAATGATGGCTCGGTTGCGTGGATCTTGATAGATCTCATCGATGTAACTTAGATTGGCACGAGGTGCCTCATAGCGTGGGAATCGCGTTTGCTCAACGCCAGGGAAGCCCTCCAAAGCATACTTGATGGCCTCACGGTCAAAGGCTTGCAGTTCTGGCCGCGGTGGCTTCCAAGCCTCAGTAGGCTGGGCAAGAAACTCCTCGGCACGTTTGGCACGTTGCTCGACCACCTCAGGCACGTTGCGAAGCTTCTCGCCACGCGATGCCGTATCAGGAACGGCTACCAGTGGCCCAAACTTCTTTTCTAGCTCAGGCTTTTCTTGCGTGCGCCACTTGATGTTGCTCTCTGCAATATCGCTGGCACGCTTCTCTAGGATCTCAGGCTTGATGTTTGGGTTGTCTTTGAGGATCTGCTTGGCAACTTTGTCTCTTTCTTTTTTAAGGTCCTTAGCAGCCTGTGCAGCTTCCTTTAGGCCTCTGGCAACAGCCTTGGGTTTGTCGCCGCCCTTGGCCATATGCACAACCATGCCCTGCACATCAGGATCATCGGTAAAGCGTACCTTGCCGCCTTTGGCATAAGGCTGCACCGGTGTCTTGCCAAACATCACAGCACTGGGCTTGGTTGACTGTGGGCTGAGGTAGCCGGCATAGCCATAGTCGCGGATCAAACGCTCAAGCGCGTTGGTTGCTTCGCCAGGCTGTGCCAATCCTTTGTTTGAGCTTGCCGTCATTGGAATCCTCGTAGTCTCTCGAGCTAACAGGTTAAGCATCAAGGGATCTGCAGCCAGGTCGTATAGGTTCTCGCCCATGGCGCGATAGCGGTTAGGCCCTAAGCCAGGCTCGGGCGTAATGCCTTCACCGGCATAGAAGTAAGTCCTTGGGCGTATGGCACCAGGAAGGTCTAGGCGTGCAGCCTCTTCGCCCTTAATGCCCGTGCCATAAAACGCAGGGTCGGTTTCAGCCAGGCCTGCTTGCTTGCTGTAATGCGTCAAAGGCGTGCTCACTGTCGTGCCAGCCTCAGGCTTGATCAGTGGTCGCAGGTAGTCGGGCATGCTGCCTTCATAGCGCGGGCTCAAAAACTCGGGCGGCAACAGCAGCGGCTTTTGTGGGGCAAACTGGAAATCATTCCATGCTTGTTTCAACTGCGCATCAATCTCTTTGACCATGTCAGTTTTGCCGCGACGATTAGCTTCATAGCGCTGCATGTTCAGTTCGTTGATGGTGCGCTTGACCATAGCGTTAAGCGGCGTGTAGTTGACCGTGCTGTTCTGGCCTCGCGTCTCTGTGCTCATTGCAAGCTGTGCCAGCGGCGAGTACATGCGACTGTGCGCAGCCCAAGCCGTCTCTTCACCCTTGGGACCAAACTCATTACCGTGAATGGCATGGCCAAAGAAGTCATGCACAGCGCGGAACTTCTCGTTCTCGTTTAGACCTGTGGCCGGATCAACAGCTTTCAGGTAAGGGTGCTCATCACCACCTTGGAAGACATACAGGTGCTTGTTGCCGTACACATCCTGCAACATCTGCTTGCTATTACGGTAGTTGCCTTCACCTGCTCGATGATACGAAAGGCTTATGGGCAGACGCTTGAACTGCTCGTCGGTTTCTTTAGCCATCTGCCGGTATGAGGCAGCTACCAACTCATCGTAGTTCTTTGCCCCTGATTGCTTGATGACATCAGGCATCTGCCTGGCGTATTGCTCAAAGATCGTTTGCTTGTAAGCAGGGTCATCGCTGGCTGCCAGCATGAACGTGCGACCAATAGGTGCCTGCTTGAAGATGGAGCTTTCAGGAACGTCGGGCAACTCGTAAGGCTTGCCAAGCACATCCTGAACGTAAGTGTCTGCTGATCGACGAACAAAGTTCGCCGGGTCAGCCATTACTTGCCGTACTGCTTCATCCGTAATTGGTTGCGGAACATCGCTTCCAGTTCGTCCTGTGACAGCGTATCCGGCTTGAGTCCCATCGCTTTCGAGCGTGCCTCGACGCTGGCCTGCAGGCGCTTGAGAGACGCTAGGACGGACGCGGTAGAACGGTCCTTCTGTGGTTGTTTCATAACTAACTCCTTGGCTTGGCATTGTGACAGGCTTTGGTGCGGTTACGTCAGGAATTTTTGCCTTGCTCGCTGTTTTTGCAACATCTTTTAATGCGGCACCCATGCCCGGCATCGACGGCATGGTCATCATTTGCGGGATGATGGGCGGGATTTTGAAGTCAGGCAGGTTCTCGAGTGCCTCTGCGATGTTCAACAGGTAATCGGTGCCTGTCTCTGTTTGCGGCAGCCTGATGTTGCCTGTGATGTATTCCTGTGAGGCTTCACGAGCGCGCTGAAGGGGTCCTGTATCGCGTGGATCGCCGCTTGCTGCAGCTTCTTTAACGAAGGTGCCTAAGGACACCGCAGGCGAGGTAAGTGCTTTGGCCACGACGGGCGCGCCAGTCAGTAGTACATCAAGGCCACCAGCAAAACGAGGCATTACCCCTTCGATGCTTTGCAGGACATTGCCCTGACCATAACCTGGGAGTGACGACACGCCACGCGTTATAGACGTTGGCAATACAGTGTCCTGGGTTTTTACGCGATCAATAGCACGGCGCATGCCGGGTGGTAGCCTTCCACCATCCTGCATGTGGACCTCGCCGCCAGCGGCCTTGTTTAGCAAGGGCACTGAAGTGTCGTAAGTACCTTCGTTACCAAGAGCGCTCTTGATGGCGCTGGGGTTGTAGGAAACCACCTCAGCCAGTTCACCATCGCGGTATTGCATCAGACCGTCATATCCTGCGGCTCTAGCGCGTGACTCGACTTCTTTGCCGATGTAGCCTTTGTTCTCGTAGGCACGCTCAACTAAGCGAGATGCTTTATTCTCATCTAGTCCCAACTTAACCAGTGCTTCGATCATTGGGTCGCCCTCGCCACTGATCACCAATGGGTTGCGCATCTGGGCGTAGACAGGCAAAACATGGCCCCCAGTCGATGGAGGCGCGCCATACGGAGTGGTTACAGCATAGTACCCAGCATAATCAGCCTTGGGAGTCATGTAAACGCCCGATCCAAGTGCTCCTTCCTTGCTTGGCTTAAATTGTCGAATGGCCTCCTGGCCTTTACCACCCTCTGTCGCTGTCGTGCCATGGTAAAGACGCATCTGCACTGCGCTTGGCTCGAGGAACTTGGCCAGGTTGTCTGCACGCTCTTGTGCTGACAGACCGCTCTGCTTAGTCTTAACTGCCTCTGCTGCTTGCTTGAGCGCACCCACGATCTTGCCGCCCTTAGCTTTGCTCAGCTTGACGCCGGGAACGTCTGACTTCTTAGGTGCAATGAAGAGCGATTCATAAACGTCATGAGGCATACCGCTCGACAGCGTGACACGGCCAACCACATCGCCCATGCCAAACACATCGCCACGGCTCTTAGGGCGTAGGGTGGGGTTATCGCCTGTCATTGTGTTGTACATCTCAACAGGCGTGGCGTATTCGGTTCCTAAGCCGTATTTGTGGCCCATGCCAGACTGCTCAACCGTTGCGATGAACTTGAGCCTATCAAGCAGGGGATCGCCTTCAGGCTTGTAAAGCTGGCGGCGTACCAGATTGGACTTCGTGAGCGAGCCTTGCTTGGGGCCGCCCAGGTCAGGCTCAGTCTCACCGGCTGCGCTCATGATCGGGCGGTTAGTTACCGGGTCGATGATGACGCCCACATCCTCCATGACCTTACGGTCAAGGATCTCACCCGTCCTGGGGTTAACGAAGGCTCCTGACGGGAAGTCAGCACGGGTCATGTTGTTGGCGGCCAGGACCTTCTCAACCAGTGGCTGGACCTGAGGGAACTTCTCGGGCTGGGAGAACCAGCGGTTGGGCACCGGCACAATCGATGTGCGGCCAGGCGTTGTCAGCCGGGCTGTGATGTCCTTCTCGGGGTCAACGGTTGACTTGATCGCCGTGCGACTGGCTGTGGCTGCCTCACGCAAAGCTTCTGCGACCTTGGGCACCTTGCCACCACCGCCAAGCTTTAAGCGTGTGCGCAGGTCAGCACCGCCGTCTGCCATCTTTACTGGACCGCCATCCTTCAAGCCCAGACGCGCTCTTAAGTCGTTAGCCATGCTCGCCCCCCAGATTGGCGGGATGATACCCGCTTCGCCTTAAGTCGCATAGGGATTGGTCCTTGTCACGCCAGCGTCGATCAGGTCTTCAGGGTCATAGTCGTCAGGCGGTGGCGGGTCGATGCTGAGCCAGCCGGCATCGCGAAGGTAGCGCATGGCCTGGCTGAAGGCGTCCACAAAGTCATCATGCGTAGTTTGAGGGAACGAGCAGATCTGCGTAACCATGGCCTCAGCCCAGTCGCGAACATAGCCTTCACGGTTGCTTGACTCGGGCACATACACCCGGCCAGCCTTCACGATGTTGGCCACGATGCTCAGGCGCTGGACCTTGTCGGCGTTGCCTGGGTTGTAGCTCCTGACCGGGATGTGCGCACGCTGCAGGTCCTGGATGAGCACGATACCGGCAGCCTTGTCCTCGACCAGCACCAGGTCAACACGCTTGGCGTCTTTGCCTTCACCGAAGACGATTTCGTACTCGTCTAATACTTTAGGCTTAAGGTCAGGGTACTGCAACCGGTCTTGCCAGGCGTCGATGATGAGCACACACATGCCGCCGTCCATGGGTTTGAAGACACCGAAAGTGATCGATGCCGTGGGATCGTTGACCGTCTTTTCGGTGTAAGCACAGTCATAGCTCTGCAAGATGAACTCGAGCTTGGGCAGGGGCTTGTCAGCAGGCCAGAGCCTGAACCAGTCACGCTTGACAATCCCGCCTTCTTCAGCATCGATGATCTCAGCGAAGATTTCCTGCCGGCCAAGGTTGGTGCCTTCGTAGCTGAGGATCTGCCTGCGGAAGTTCTCTGACAGGTTGTCGATGTTGGCGTAGGTCGATGCGGTGGTCAGTACGACATCATCACCTTCCCTGCTCATCAACTCGATGATCAAGTCTCGAGGCTTGGGTGTCGTTGTGCAGATCAGCCTGGTCTTCATGCCGTCCAACTTAAGACGCATACCGAATTGAATCTGATCCCAAGCTTCTTGGATGTACTCCCAGGCAGCCAACTCGTCCAGCCACCCGCCGTGAAACTGCGGCCCCCTGAAACGCTCAGGCTCCGAGGCAGGGATGCCTTTGATCAGCGAGCCGTTGGTCAAGCGTAGCTCATGCAAGGCCTTGTTGTAGTCATCGATTAGGACGGGTGGAATCACGTTCAGGAGGCCCGAATCGCCCTCGAAGCATGTGCCCCTTACGTCACTGCTCGTTGGGGCCGCCACGAGCCATCTGGTGGCTTTGTAGGACTGTGCCCACCAGCCAATCTGTTCTGCTGCAGTTCGAGTCTTGCCGGCACCGCGGCCTGCCAGCATGAGCCATATGGACCACCAATCACCGTGCGGTAGGATCTGGTGCTTGAGTGCTCGAGTGAGCCACATCATGCGCCAGGCCCAGGCGGCAGCCGCTTGTGGCTCTAGCCTGGTGTACTGCTCGCGGATCGCTGGATCTTTGAGCAGGGCCTCAAGATCACTTGTCCCCAAGTTGCCTCTTGGTCTCGAGGTTCTTGAGCATGGCGTCGAAGATGCTGACATCAGCTTGCACGGCTACGGGATTGTCAGCGTCACCAGCGTGGGTGAGGCGCTCGCCGTACTTCTTGGGGTTCCACTTTGCCAGCAGCTTGAGCCGTGTCTCGATCTGCAGCTTGCGGTGGCCGAGCATGTCTTCCCTGGTAACGATAACGCCGTCTTGAGACTCGACTTGCTTGGTGCCCCACTTGGGCGTGTCGGCTAGCTCGAGGCACTCCTCGGCCATCTTGTCGTATCCGATTTCGCGTGCGCGTGCGATGGCTGCAGAAAGACCGACTCCGCGCCCCGAAGCAACTTCCTTATCATCCCTATACATCCAGTCATAAATGGTTCGCCAATCAGGCATACCTTCATCTCGGCATATCTGTCTTAACGGCTCAGCGTTACTTAAGCGCTCCACGATCTCTTGCGCAATCTCGGGGGTGTATTTGCTGGGGCGGCCTGTTTTCTTGGGCGCGGTTTGGGGTGCGGCCTGGGCCTTAGGCTTTGCGGTCTTGGCCATCACATACTCTCAGTGACTCGTCAATGATCCGTGGATGATAGGGTTTTAGTGGCGTGGTGGCAATTACTTGCGCAAGGCAAACTCTAACTGCTTGATTTTACTACAGCTTTACCAAAAAAAGAACCCCCAGGGCGGGGGTGTAACTCTGTTGGGAAGTACAGAGGATCTCAGGAAACACGCACACACATGGACTACAACTCAGAGTCTAAATCCTCCTCATCATCTTGGCAATCCTCTTCACGCTCAGCACGCTCGCGCTCCCGGTCATACTCAAACAACTGTCGGTCTAGCCATGCGTCATAGTCCATTTATTTACTCCCCAAGGAATTGGTTGAGGGCGTTGCGAAGTTCAATGACTTGCTCACGAGTCAGGTTCGCTGAGCAGTGGCTGCCAATCTTCCACACTGATAGCCAAAGGTTGTCATCAAAGTCACTAAGTTTGATGCTCTCGTATTCTTCAGTTTTTATGGTTACGTCAAATTTGCTCATGGTTTGCTCCTGGTGGTGGGGCCGTAGCCCCGGTTTGATTAGATTGCTGCGAACTTTGATGCGGGGGTGAATTTGCCATCGACATAAATGCGGCTTGGGTACTGGTTGAACAGCGTACCCTTCGATGAGCAGTTGATGATTTGCTGTTGGTCGATACGGACACCGCGGCCATTTTTGGTGCCGGTAATCACGAAGTTGGCTGAACCTGCGTACAACACATTTGCATCGGCCAACTCACCAACCTTTGCATCAACTTTGTTAAGCACCTCGGTGGCCCACTGATCAGCCAGCGCTGCTGCAAACTTTGCAAGACGCTGCTCGCAAAGCATGAAAGGCTCGTCCCTACGAGTGCCTGTCCCTGTTCTTACAACGCAAAATCGCACGGTGTTGCGCCACACGCTAGCGCTGCGAGAGTTGTACACGCCGCTGACTGTGGGTCCAAACTGCTCAACGAGGTAGTTAAAGGTGCTGGTCACACTACGGGTGATTTGTGCGGTGAACTCTTTGACCAATTCAGCTTTGAGGTTTGCGTTCATGTTGTTTGCTCCTTGTGTTTGCTTGGTGAGATTTAATTATCTGAGTATTTAGTCCAGTTGTCAACAATATTTTTTAAGGGGCTTTCGCCCCACGATTACCAACCGAAACGCTCAGCGCATACAGGTCCAATACCAAGATCGATGGATTCCTGATTGCTAAGCTCGCGGCCACAGGCGCTGCAAGATCCAAAGCGCTTGCCATAAGCGATGGCTGCAGACTTGGGATCATGAGCGGCATCGATGATGCGCTGCTCTTGCTCAGCGCTGCAATCACGCGACTTGAAAAGTTTGCCGTTGAGTACCTTGCCAAGGTAGGTGTCGCCCTCTTTGATGTACACAGCGCCAGCGTTTTTGCTGCTCTCGCCAGCAGGGCTAAACACAAAGCTATCAAGGCGAAGCTTGGGCCACTTGATGCCAGCGCTCTTGGCGTTACCGAATGCCACCTCAATGGCCTCAACAGTGACTTCTTTAGCCTGGGCTTTACTCACAGCACGCTCTGCTTCCCATTTCGCCTGGCGCTCTGCCCAGCCCTCAGCGCACTTAGTGGCAGCCGCTAACTGGCGCTCAGTAAGCTTGCCCCACTTCTTGATTGCCTCGAGCATAGCGGCTGCAAACTCGAAGCGCTCAGCCTGGCTGTTAGCCCACTGCCATACGAGAGGGTTAGCCTGGGCAAAGGTTTCGAGGGCTTGCTGCTGTTTGCGCTCGGCACGGGCCGCGGCCTTCTGACGACGGGCGTCGCGCTCAGCCTTGGTGAACTTGAAAACCTGATAACCGCGGCCCTTGCAAAGGGTACAGCTACGGTCACCCGTGCAATCACCATAGCCAGTCCAAATGCCAGTACCTCCACACTTGCCGCAAAACTCGCGGATCTCAGTATTTGCGACGACAGGCTTTGCATCGAAGATTGCTTCAAGGTCATCTTTCAAGTCGATCATGTTTTGCTCCTGGTGTTTGCTTAGTGAGATTTAATTATCTGAGTATTTAGTCCAGTTGTCAACTGACAACTTGAAGGGGCCGAGGCCCCTGGGTTTGATTAGATGACTGAGAAGGGTGCTACGAGTTCTTGGAAAGCATCGCAACCACTAACTTTATGACTTTGAGGAACACCCCAGTATTTGTAATTAAGTTTCCAAGGGCTGGTTCCACGAACCTTTTGCAAGAAACGCTCGGCACGATTTTTGTCGCGGAAAATGGCAGCGTGTGCAATTGCCTCCCAATGACTATCGCTGCAAGCGCGATCCAAACCTTGGATCTGAAAGCCGTCCATGCCCTTGATGTTTACTTTGACTACTTGAAGGTTTCTCATTTGTTTGCTCCTGGTTGGTTTGCGTTGTTTGCTACTGAGACTCAACTGTACTCTCATTTAGTCCACTTGTGTAGACACACGCCAACCATCTGACAAATGGTCATGGTAAGCAACCAAACGGCGGGTCACATGCAACAGTTCAGCCTCGTCTACCTGGTAATGCCTCGTAAAAGCTTTGATACCCATGCCATGAATGCCAGTGCGTCCCCTATGGTGCTCAGGGCATAGCGGGATTGCGTCATAGTGAGATGCGCGCTGGGCCATGCCCGTGCCTTTACGAGGGTGATGGATCTCTGCTGGCGTGCCTGGCGTGCCTAATCTGAAGCACAGAATGCAACCAATCGCCGCCACTTTATCGAGGTGTTTTTTCTCGTCGGCAGTCATGGCGTTTTTTGTGCAAGCTTTGCAGCATAAGCCAGGCCTGAACGAAAGCCAGCGCTCCAGCCCTCGGCGTACACCTCCTCAGTCCAGCCCTTATCGTCTTCCCAAGCCACTGAACCAATGAAGTCGGCCAGGTCTGCCAGCATCTGCTTGTGGCGTCCATCGTTGCTCATCAGATCGTTGCCTTGCCCTCGTTGCGCAGATTGGCTTGTTCCGTTCTCCATATGTCCACTCTGGCTTGTGCTGCTATCAAATCCCATCTTAATTTCTCCTCAGTTTGGACTGCAATTTCAATGCCCCTCAACAATTCGATGTACTCGGGGTGCGCGTAAGCGTCACGCTCTTGAGCGCCCAGCGCTGTCTCGAGCGATTGCTTCATCAACAGAGCCTTCTTACTTTTCCTAAATTCTTCAAGGTACACGCGCTGTGCTTTTGCGTCAGCAAATTGTTTTGCGTGTTTGATGATGTAGTCAACCGCGGCGTGCGGATCACGATCTTTGCTCATAGACTCTCACTTTCACCATGCCGGCAATAATTGGGTTGCGATAGATTCTCAGGTCCGAGATTTGGTTGTCGTCCTTCCAGACTTTGGCGTGCGTCAAGCTGTCGAGCAGGGACTTGAGCAAGTTGTCGATGTCCCGCTTGCGTTTGTCCGGCGGGAACACTTCGATCTCGACCCGCAGGTCCCCCTCGAGTTCGTAAGTCTTCACCCCATGTTCCATGAGACACAGATTGACTGCTTTGCGGTAGGCCTGGCCCTCCTGCGA